CTCTCCGTAAGTCTCATCGAAGTTTCCGATATCAAAGTTGATAGAGGAAATAGGAGCAAGATTAAAAGTCTGTTTTTGATAATTGCTGAAAGACTGAATTGGATGAAAGAAAGAAACTAAATTTAAAGTTTCTTCTGTGTATTTTTGCCAAGCAACATTAATAGCTGTATTATAGAATCTAACGTTATGTGGATCATTAAAATTTGCAAAAGTTAGATTTACTCTTCTTAGAGCCGTTTTGTTTACCGCTATGATTGCATAGTTGACTTTAAATTCGGCAGAAGCACCAGGGGGAAGCACAGAAGTACTATTTCCGTCTGCAAGCTCCAACAGACTAGTGTTAGACGCGTTTCCTCCGTCGTAGTTATATCCGGTTGTTCCTAGATATGATGCAAATTCTCCTGTCGCTGACATCTTGTTATAATCTTGTTGGGTTTATAGAAACTTTACTAGATGAGTCTATCTGGGGTACTCCCCTTTTGTTGGAATTAACGGGTAAAACCTGGGACTCTTCTGTTTGAACCAAAGGTCCATTTCCATCAATTAAAATGTCACCATAGTATCCACCTACAAAATCCGAAGGCGTGTTAGTTTCTTCCTCTGCAGGGGTTTCGAGATCTTCCACCATCTCATTTAAAACTAGGTCTAATTCATGGTCTTCGTCTCTTTCCTCTGTCTCTTCGACTATCGGTTCTTCTTCTAAACCATCCTTTAGTGTTACATCCCATTCTTTTACCTCTTCCAGTTCTTCAGTGGTGTATGAAAACTCTTTCTCTTTAATTTCGATTGGGGTTTCTTCTATTTTAACCTCTTCTTTTACTAAAGATTCTGACTGTGGCTTAATATAATCGACCAATGATTTAATAAATCCAAGAGCTACTAAAGGAAGGATTGCTCCAGAAACTGCAGAAAGAACTCTTTTTTGGTAAACTATATCTTCTTCAATAAGTCCAAATAGTTCAGACCATCCTTGAAAGTTCTCCATATGGACGAATGCATAGTACATGTTGCCCTGCATCTGCATAAGAGTAATAGCTCCAAATAGCATCCAGACCAGAGTTTTGTTCATCTTATCTAGGATAATCAATGAAGCCAGAGAAGCGGCTGCTCCTAGCTCGAATCCAATTGCAAGAGAAACTGCTAACCAATGCGGGTTAGATAGCTTGAAGAATTCTATTACGTGGATCGTAGAAATAATACTAACAAGCAAATACAAGGACACAAAAGTTCCAATAATGAACCTATGTACAAGTTTGTCTTTCATTAGTTTTTTGTCTGTAATTTCTTAATTTCTAAATCGATCTCAGATTGTCTATTGACATCTAAAATTTTTCTATCCACTGATTGGATCATTCTCTTTTCAGCCTTTAGACCTTCAACCTCAATATCTTTCCGAGTTGGAAGTGCATCAATGATGGTTTTTTGAGCTTGAAATTCTTTCTTAACTTTGTGTAGTTCTGAACTAGTCCCACAAGATTTAAGGTAGGTAAGGAGCAAAAGAAGGATGATGATCTTTGTTCCGTGCTTTGATAAAAAATTGTCTATTCTATTCATGACTTTGTTTTTAATTATATTCTGTATATATCCTTTAGAAAAATAAATCCCTAAGAAACAGAAAAGAGCACGATATGTGCTCCTTCCTAAAAATTTAGTTTTTAAGTGTTAATTAGGCTACTTCGATTCCTTGTTGAATAGCTACTAGATCTTTTTCCATAGATTGAATAGCTTCTACATCCTTCTTAACTTCCGCTAAAGCAATTGAAACTGGCTTAAAGAGAGAAATAAAGCTTTCAGCTTCTTTTAGACCTTTACCTTTAACCTTAGAAAGGTAGTAGTGAGTTGCTTCCAATGGAAGAGATTCCATAAAGATTGTATTGTCTTTCACCCCTTCTTTTTTAATTCCAGTAAGAATTTTGTGGATTTCAATCACCCCTAAAGACTCAGTCTGAGACCATTCGGCATTCTTTTCTATGAAGTCGATTAGGGTAACTAAAAGATCTGCGGTCATTTTTACTGCATATACTTTCTTAGAATTCTTCTCTTTTAGATCATTGATCTGATCTTCGAGGGATTTAATTTTCTTGTGGTCTAGCTTGTCAATGAAAGCATCTGCATAATCTACAGAAGCTCCGGAAAATGTAGTTGGGATTTCGCTAGAAGCAAGAGGGGCGGGTGCTGATTTCTTATTGCTCATTTTATATTTTTATTATTCTATTTTCTCTGGGTTAAAAAGTTTCATTCATACAGAAAAAATATCAGAATCTTCTCTGTTGTGTTGGAGATAAACCTTCAGTGGTTCTCTCAGATCTTTAATTGGATGGATTTTAGCTGGACCCTCTGGACCTATGTGACACAGAAATCCTCCGTGGGATTCTATTCCTATTTCCTCCTCGAGCATCAGTCGATATAAGCTAACCTGAATTGAATATTCATTCAGGTGGTTTTCCCAGAGGTGAGAGAATGGATGAAGTAATTTCTTATATCTTCCTTTTGGATGATCGTCAGATCTAAACTCTTTGTTGGTCTTCCAGTCTCCTATTAGGAAAAGAACCTTATTCTGTTTTTCGTCCCACATTAGAAAAGGCTGATCTATGGTTCCAGCAAGCTTCCATTTTCTACAGAATATTTTAAGCTCAGAAGATAATGGAACTAGATTCTTAAATCTCTGTTCGTAGAGATCCATAAATTTTCCGATTCTTTCGGCAAAAGCGGGTTCGTCCTCTTCGGTTAGTTCTTTAGCATCGCCAGACCAAAAATCTTCTATCCATTTATGAACTCTTGTCCCGAGATCATTTGCTACATCTGCTTTTCCCTGCCACTCGTCTAAGACTACGGAGACATCAACTCCTCTTTCTATTGCTTTCTTTTTGGACCAATACTCTTTGTCGAACGGAGTCTTAAATCTCTTGATGTAAGAAGTTACGGAATCATACTTTATGTCACTGTAGTGGTAAGTATGGGCTTCCTCCTCGAAGACAAAGTTGGGATCCTTAAAGACAGAAAGCTTTCTAATTAGATCTTTTCTAATTGGATTTAGATCCATCATTATTTACCTATAAAGGGAAGAAAAGATAGAATCCAGTCCCAGTGATTAACTGTCCATGCAATTAATGTAATTTCTACTGCTAATCTAGCCATCCATAAAATAGAAATTTGTCTGAATACAAAAGAGTAAACAACCAAGAAAGATTCCTCTTCCGTTCCTTCGACAGGATTCATGAGTGGAGCAATCAGTTCTTGGAGACTGAGCTTAGTTAGATATTCATTGATGGGTTTAATCTGGTCAAATACAAATGCTGGCCTAGCATACTTTGGGAAGTCTGGAGATTTTGTAACCTCTGGAGGAAGATTAAAGACAGTGTAGATTCTACCAAACCAGTCTTTTCTAAGTCTTAATTTGCTCCATTCCGGAGAATCCAAGGACTCTTTTTTGATCACCTTTAGATATTCCCTGTATAGACTTATTTCTTTTAGTACTTTAAAAATTCTGAACATAAAAATAGTTTATAAGTTATAGATAAAATTACTTGTTTTCCTCCATCTTTAGACGAATTTTATTTCTAGCTCGTCTAATTCTAGTAGCAATGGATCTTTTTTTGATTCCGTATTTTTCTGCTATGTCTTTATACTTCATCCCGTTAATTTCTCGGTCTATCATAATGTCTCGATAGAGGGAAGGAAGGGACCTAATTTCTTCAATTGCAGTTTCGTACATATCATCTATAGATTCTCCCTCTCTAGCAAAGCTCCAAAGGGGATCTTCATCTATATTATATGAAGGGTTCTTCTCCTCGTTCTTAGCGGAAGAATAGTCTAGATCTTCTATAGACAAATGGACATATTTCTTTCTCGTCTTTAGAAGTAGAAGGGATTCATTTCTAGCGATGTTGTAGCACCAGGTAGAAAAATTACCTCTAGAGCTGTCGTATTGATCTATCTTTTGCCAGACTTTAGCCATTGCATTCAAGAATGCATCTTCTGCTAGTTCCGGATCTTTTAGAATTCCATAGCAGTGATTTAATACTCCAGGTCTAACCCTTTCGTAAAGGGATTTAAAACTTCTTTCATTTCTAGTCTCGATAAAATCGTTTGCAAGTACCTGAATGTTCTTTTCTTTCTTAATTTCTTTTTGCATCTCTTTGTATATTTTTTCTTAATTTAATTCTCCAATTCTAACCACTTCAATCCCTGCTTGAAAAAGGAAGCTGAGTGATTCTGTTTTTCTGTAAATTTCCTTGAATACAACTCTCTTGATTCCAGATTGAATAATAAGCTTGGAACATTCAAAGCAAGGGGATGCTGTAATGTAGACTGTTGATCCATCCGAACTGTTTGTGCTCTTGGCAAGTTTAGTGATTGCATTTGCTTCTGCATGAAGAACATACGGTAGAGTTGTATTGCTATCGTCTTCACACTGATTTGGAAATCCTGAAGGACTTCCATTGTACCCATCAGAAATGATGGATTTATTCTTAACCATTAGGCAACCAACCTGCATTCTCTTGCAGTGTGAATTAGTTCCCCAAATTTCTGCCATTTTAAGATAAACTAGATCTGTCTTAAGGGTCTTCTCATCCAGATCGAGATCTTTTATAGAATTTCCGTATT